TGTTCACCTTGGCCAGGAGAAAAACTAGCTCCGGTACCTGTAGATGAAATTTCTCTTAATGTACTTCTGACAAGTTCTATTAGTTTAGATCTTTTCATAAAATGGATAATTCATGAGCTAAATCATGATATAGCATTATATTTACTAATGCATCGTCTCCTATCTTTTCAGAGTTGGGAATAGGAGTCATATTTTTTGCAATTTCGTTTAATTTAATTTTATGTATTTCGTCTACTTTATCTAAATTTTCAAGTATTTTAATCTTGATTGTTTCTAATTCTGAATTAACTATATTTCTCAGTTTAGTAGTAGATGACATAGAATTAATGAACTCTCTAAGTATGTTTTTTTGCTCAGGCAAAAGATCATCATACTTTTGATTAAACTTTTCTAATAGTATTCTATAGGTTATGAGCTTAAGATCTTTAGAATATTTAGAGTATTCTTCGATTAACGAATCTTTTACATCATCAGGGTTTTGCATTTGACTTGTAAGATGCTCAAGTAAGGTCAATCTATTATTTACAAATATTTCAGGATCTACTAACTCGGAGTTATTCTGAGCTTCCATCAGGCAATATAGCCCGGCAAGAGGTTTATAATCTCTTACTTTGATAGAGAAGAATTCATCTACATTATAGTGCTCTTTTATTTCTTTTATTAGATTGTACTTAATCTTCTTTAGAGAGGATTGGTTGAATTTTCTAGATAGCTCTGTTATGGTAGAAAGAATTGTCTCTGCTTTTTCTCTACTTACACCTCTATTTTTAAGAATAAAGTCATACAATTTAAATTCCTTTACAAGAACTGTATTGCCTGTATAGAATTTTTTCAGTATAGATATAGCAGGAGAATCCTTTGAGGATAGAGTATCCGCTGCTACCTGCTTAACAAGTAATTCGTATATTAATCCTGTATTTCTGAACTTATTATGTTTTACTTTCATTAAAATATCTATCAATTAATTATAAATATATATAACATTATAAATCCTTGATATTATTTTCATCTAGAAGACTTTCTGAAGATTCTTTTTCTTCGAATATCATTTTCTTTTTACCAAAAATGTTTTCTATACCAGGATTTCTCATAAAAACTAGTTTTGCCTCGTTTGCACTTATCTCACTAACGTTCTCATTATCGCTAGGGTATCCACCTTTCATTCCTACTTTATTACCTAATCTGTCTATCCCACCTAACGGGTCATCTTGAGTACCGTAAATAGAGAACTTCTCTCTTGGTCGACCTTCAGGGTTGTCACTACCGTATCCTAGAGGTACCGTTTGTCCGTCAGAAGATCTTCTACCGTACATAGAAGCTAAGTCATGAGGTGTACCGTACGATAAACCAGTCACAGCCGGGTCATTACCTTCGTTTTCTAACTGGGTTAGTCTAAATATTCTTTTAGCATCTTCCCTTACTAAATTTCTAAATTCGTTATACTTGTCTTCTGAATATGAGAAGATATAGTCGTAGATGTAATCAGAAGGAAAAAGCTTTGTTTCTTGCATTTGACGGGCAAGATCAATCTTTTCTTTCATTAGAGCAACTTTTTCTTGCTCATATATAATAGAAGGTGTAGTTAGTCTAAGTTCAAAGTTAGTTAAAGATTCACCTTTAAAACCTTGAGCGTATAAATGTACTAGTGCAATCTTGGTTAGTTCAGATTGCATTATTCTTTGAATTCTTTCAACAGTACGTGCAAATCTGATGTCTTCTGCTGCAAGTGTTGCTTTACCTTGTAAATCACCTTCATATCCAAAATATGCTTTAGGAATCTTTAAAGCAGCAAACATCTTATCTCTCATATATTCTACGTCATTTGTACCATCGTACTCTAATGCTTTAGTAGTGTCAATTCTTGTAGAAGTATCATTACCCCTTACAGGAATGTAAAAATCTTCCATCATATTTTGCATATTGAATCGAAGATTATATTGACCTGTAGATTGATCAATGTAAGGAGTCTTTTTAATTTGATTGATAGTTTTTTGCATAAACTGCTCAACTTCATTAGGCGGTATGTTACCTACATTAATGAAGAAAGTTCTCTTTTCAGGTGCTCTCATTATTCTATGGATAAGCATAGCATCCTCTAGGAGAGTAAGTTGTTTAAATATCTTACGAGCAGGTTCTATAAAAGATCTACCATAAGGTAGGTAATTGGTATCAGAAATAAGTCTAAAATGAGCTACTTCATAGTTTTCTAAATTAATTACATTACTCTTATTTTTTGGAATGTAATTAGGATCTTGAGATGATGCTAGACCGTCTGGGTCAATAGTAAATCTTACTCTTGCCGGATCTTTTGGGTCTTGGCTTTCGTGTCTGGAAACGTGATATACAGTGTAAGGGAGAGTATTATATACTCCAAACTTTTCAGAAATTTCTAACTTTAAAAAGAAGTCTCCATATTTTGCAGTATTTCTAACCCATGACCAAAGATTAAATTCAATATTTAAAATATCGTAAAATAAGTTATATAATATTCTTTGAACATTTTCATCAGGTGATGTTATTGATAGAACTTCGTTTTGATCATTTTTTAAAGTAGCTTCATCTGCAATAATATCAAGAGCCGATGCTATGATTGGATCTGTGTCCATAGCTTCGTAATCTGAATATAGCTGAATCCTAAGTGTCTGATAGTTAAGATTGGGATTAAATATATTCTTATTATTGTAGATATACAGTCGAGAAAATCTATCTAGTAGTGCGTTCGTCTGATACTTACCGGTAGTCTGTATATGATTAATATCGGCAATTTTTAACTCGTCACCACCTATGTTACGTATAATAACATCACTAGAAAATAATCTCTGTAGTCTTGCAAATAATGTTCTATCTGCCATTTTAAGTTCTTTCTTTTTTTATAAATAGTTTTACTTCAACAACCAAGATATATCCTCTTGTCCATGAGGAGTATCTATCTTATAAGGGTTATGTCCGTTAGAAAAAGGCGTATATACAACAGGAGCTTTTTTGTTTAGATTAGAAATTGAAGATAATTGAGCCCTTGTCAGGTCCATACCTTGCTGTCTTAGTTTTAAAGCTGTATCTCTAACATTGAGACCTATTGCAAATGCCATTATAAGGTCATCGTTATATCCTACCTGTGCCTGAGGTTTTCCGTTTTTCCATAAAAATACTCTCATCTCCTGTAGTAGCCTTTTAGAAAAAATAGTTACAGATTTGTCTCTAACATATTCCATCATTTTAGCTATCACTAAAGGTCTAGTTTTGGAAGACTGAGTAAATCCAGGTACAAGTCTGTCGTTTTCGTACTTGGCCATATAGGATTCAACAGTTTCCATATCAGACTTAGAAGAATAGTACAAGTTTCTGTATTCTCTTGTTAATACTTGTTCTATTGTGGCCCATCCAATATTAGCATTTTCAATAACTAACAGTGCATCATTATATTCAGATGCAACTCCTACTAACATGTTTCCAAAATCTTTAGGGGAGAGCTTACCTCTATATTCAGCAACTTGTTTTGCTTCTTCAACATCGAATATTTGAAATGTGGAATAGTCTGAAGAATCACCTCTGGCAACGTCGGCTGATATTAGGTAGTTTTTCATGTAGTCGGGTGTTTCCCATATCCATAGATTTCCTTCCACTCCTCTTTTTTCGATAGGATCTATTATAGAGGTAGTTTCGTAGAATGCCATCTCTTCGGGCTCAAATACTGTAGCTCCGGAGGTTAAGAATGAACAATCACATTCTTGTGCGGCATGTCTAATTCCTAAATCAGCGTCTTGTTTATCCCTCCATTTTTGATCTCTTTCCGGATGAACAGTCCAAGGTAATAGAATAGGAATGAATGTATTTTCTCTGGATTCAGCTTTTGCCCAGGTTTGATGAAACCAATTTCCTACACCGTTGGGAGTTGATAGGGCTATACATTGACCACCTGTTGCAAGTGTTTGCTGTGCAGATGCAAAAGTCTCTTCAATATTCTCAATAAATGCTGCCTCATCAATTATGAGAAGGGATACAGCTTCAGATCTTGCAGCATCTGAGCTAGAAGAAGCTGCTCTCATTCTTGATCCATTCACTAATCTTAGACTTAATTTATTATCTTCGACAGATTTGAGCTTAAGCCATTTAGGAAGATTGTTATACATAAATTGTGTCTTGCTGAATAAGTTCCTAGCTGTAAGCTGGGTAGTTGCAAGTGCAAGTATGTTTTTATCTTTGTGAAAAATCATCAACCATAGAGAGTAGGCTGCAACGAGTGTAGAAATTCCTAACTGTCTTGATTTTAGAGTTATAGTGTTTTGATTATCTCTGTAAAGATGTAGTACTTTTTCCTGAAATGGATATAGGTGAAATAATATTCTACCTCTGTTAGGATGCTGAATATAACAATACTTCTTCATGAAGTAAGCAGGATCTTGACTACATTTAACGTATTCTTGAGCTACTATTTTTTTAATATCTTGTTGATTGCTCATATATAATTTCCTCTTTCAATATACTTTAAGTGGTGCTTACATTCACCAAATAGATTAAGTATATTATCGACTATTTTATCACCCATTATTTTTTCCCCACAAGTAAATACATCTAAAGCAGCGTAACCATGTTCAGGCCAGGTATGTATAGATATATGTGATTCCGCTATAATTATTGCTCCGCTTACACCTTGAGGGGAAAATTTATGAAAGAAGTGATTAACGTAAGTTGCACCACTTCCTTGAAGACTTTCTAAAAGAATTTTCTCTATGAGATAAGGATTATTTAGTATATCGAAATGTACGGTATGTAGTTCTAATAAGAAATGATGGGATGAAGTAGTCAATTCTGTAACATGTTTTAAATTAAGGTGCCGATTCTTCGGTGTTAGAATTTGTATTTTCAATATTTCTTCTTGTAGCAAATTTCTCTATACCTGCTACTCCTAAAGATCCAATTGTCACGTAAACAAAAGAATCATATACAAATTGATTTAATGTTAATTCGTATCCTAGTAGTCCTGTAATAATATCTACTATTATAGTGATTGTCATGATTGCAAATGATAAAAATCCAATTATAGATTTTTCATTATACTCGTTAGTATCTTTAAATATATCTGTAAATTTCATTGTCTATTTCCTATTAATATTAACACATTAATAAATAGGAAAATTAAACAATTACTATCTTCCCTGACCTCTATACGGTTTTACATAGTTTTTAGACCCCTTACTTCTGGCATTTTTATTTTTAGAAATAACGCCTGGTCTTCTTACTTTTACTTTTATGCGACGTTTAGATTCTGATGTGGCTGATAATTTGGGCATGAGTTGTTAAGTGTTGATTGTGATAGCTCTTGAATGGCAGTTTTTAAAATAATAATTTGTACTATGTCTACTCATATGACTTATATTAACATCTATAAATTTATCTGTGTTGGTAATACAAGAAATAACTTTGTTGTAGAGTAGACGAGTAGATTTATGCCTAGGTTCTCTTCGATTAACAAGCCATCTTATAACACTCATCGAATCTGTAAAAACCTTTAATGTAACTTTTTGACTCCAGATCTTAGGAACTTCTTCAATCATTCTAAAGACTCCGTAAAGCTCGGCAAAGTCAACACTATGACATTTTTCAATCTTCTCTTCGTACTCTACAACTAAAGTATTATCTAGAGTCACACATCCTGCCCAAGTACCTTTATTATTTCTAAAAGATGCGTCAGAATATGTGACTACTATCATTATTTAACAGCAGCAGTACCAAATCCTAATAACGTCCCTACTCCACCTAAGATACGAGTGCGAGTAAGTTTCTTGTTAAGTGTATTGATCTGGCCTCTCTGAGATGCGTTAAGTGCATTTACATTAGTGATTTCTTGATTCTGCTTATTAACTACCTCTACGTAGTTAGTAATTTTCTGATTTTGAAGATTGATTACAGAATCTTGAGCTGTTACTTTAGATTCTGTTAGAGTAAGTTTTTCTGTTACGAAACCATACTCTACTCTGATACTGTCTCCAAACAAGAGATCATCTGCAGCCATAATTACTGCATTTCTAGGTAAAGTGACTTTTTCTACAGACTTATTGTCCATAAAGTTCTCAGGAATATTTAACGTATCGTAACGAGTTAAGTAGAAATGTACAATACTGTCTTTAGCGTTAGCTCGTAATTGTTTATTACGAACATTGACAGTATAGCGTAAATTTTTAATCTGTCCATCTTTGGCGGCTAGATCGTTATTTAACTGTTCGATATTACTCATCTGCTGCTCCAGTAAGCCATTCATATTTTCATTGGCTGTTTCCAATGAGTCAAGCTGTTGCTGGAGTTCTGTGGAAACTTCTGTGCTATCTGTATTTTGACAACCTACCGAGGTAAGGCCGAAAAATACTAGTAGACTGAAAATTACCAATTTATTTGAATATACATAACTTTTCATATGTTTTTTATGCTCCTGGTTCTTCGAACTCTGGTTCTGTTGTTGTTTCTGGTTCTGGTATTTCTGCACCGGTTTCGCCTCCTGTAGGAGTACCACCTGCCGCAGGCTCTTCGAATCCAAAATCTTCGGCTTCAGCTTCTGCTTTTTCATCGCCTTTAGATATTGGATTGTATCTCAAAAGTTCACCAAGTTTGGCTAAGGCTTGCTTGCGTTCGCTTTTGATATTATATCCTTTTCCGGCTATTTCTGCTTCAAATCCAAATTTTTCTCCTAAATACTTCAAATAAAAAAATTCTCCGTTTAGAAGATTAATACGAAATGTAGTAGGAATAGGAGATGCTAAATCTATATTAGTTATAAAATCTCTGTATTTTGTAGATAAAAGAGTTTTCAGAGTATCGGCTAGTTCTTGGTACTGACCTAGAAGCTGATCAGTGTTAGTCGGAAGAACAGCATTTTCCTCTTTCAAGACTTCTATATAAGCTTCTAATATTATTTCTTTTAATTCACTTTTTTTCATATGTCTATTTCTGAATCTTCTTTTATCTTTATCCTTCTTACAATATCGTAATAAAATCTCTATAAGGCAACTATTTTATTCAATTTTTAATTATTTTTTCTTTGCACATCAGGACGCCCAGGAGGTAAAGGCTTAGGATTATTCTCTTCTAAATTGTCCATAACATCCATTGTTCTACTTATTCTATCTTCTTGAGATTCGAATTCTAAATAATGAGAAGCCATGGAAATATAATCTCTTGCTTTCACTATCTTGGCCTGCCACCAATGAGGAAAATCTATATGAGTATTCATAGCCTCATATGCTTCTAATCTTTTGTAAAGATCTGCACCGTACTTTACTACGTCGTAGACGGTTTGCTTAAGCATTCCTGCTTCATCATCTATATGTCCTACAGATAAAGTCGGTTCATCTGGGCTTGAGGGTTCGTATGATTCGTTATTTACCTTCTTAGAATTTTCAAATAAGGTCTTAGCTCTAGGATCAGTCACATCCATGACACATCTTCCTTCCATGGTCGCTAAACATACACCACCGTTACTTTCTTGAACTTTATATCTTTTGTCTTTGATTTCAAGAACATCTCCTATGACAAGTTCTTCACCTAAGGAATCTGTAACTAAATTTTCTTTAATTTTTCTTCCTCCGGCAGTTTTAATACTTTTAATATCAGGATTATCCCTAATCTTTCCTAATTCTCTTTCGTCTCTGTATTCGATGGTTTCTGATTCTCCACCTACTGTTCTTAGAAATGCTGTTCTTTCGCCAGCTTCTTTTAATTTTAGATTCATTTTAATATTTTTTCTTAGCTTGCTTGGTTAAAGTGGCATAATATACTTTCTCACCTTCTTTTTCTCCATATTTGGACGTAAAAGGTTTCTTTGGCACAGACTTTTCCATGGATTTTAATCCAGATTTCTCAGCTTTAGTAAGTTTTTTTTCTTTAACTATTTCACTTATTAAAGAAATTAAAGAATTCTTTTTCATAATTTTGTAAATTTATATAAAATAAATAGGGGTTATTGAAGGCTTTCTGAAAATTCAGTCATATAGGAATAATCAGTTTGCGATTTTCTCTTATTTTCAACTGTATATGTATTCATGTCTATTTTGTATCCGGGATTTTT